ATTATTATGATACTTTAAGACAAGAAATCTATCATGAAATAGAATGCAAAGGAGATACAGTATATTATTATAAGGAAATCCCATTTAAAGTTGAAAAGGTCGTTTTTAAGGAACTTTCATGGTGGGATAAGTATAAGACTATCATTTACATTATTTTAATCGTTCTAACGGCTTTATTTTTACTCAAAAGATTCAAAGAGTATTTACCCTTCTGATTTATTATTTTTTTTTAAGTAGTGCTTGAGTTATGCTTGAGTAGTGCTTGAGTGTTGCTTGAGGTATCTCAACTATTAAGAAGAGAAAAGAATAAGAAAAGAAAAGAATATACAAACATAAAAGTTGAAAAAAAATTAAAGTTTTTTTGTAGTTTAATTATATTTTTATATATTTATCAAAAATTAAAACAAAACAAATGAAGATAGGTAAAGCAAATATAACTTTTGATGAATGTAATTTTGAAAGAAATAAATACATTGAAAAATCAATAAAACTTGAAAAAGAAAATAAGAAACTTATAAGAACATTAAAAAACATTTTAAAAGATGAAGAACTTAGTTTGTATTGGTGGAAAAATTTAATGCGTGGTTTTGATGGAGATATTGCTATGCGACAACACCACAACAAACAAATCAGACGAATTAAAAATACTTTAACTAACAAAGGTGTATAATAACACCCTTTTTTTAATACATAAATTATGAATGAAAACAAATTGATTTCAACAAAGATTGAAATGACAGAGCATCAAATGAGATGTTTAAAAGCTAATAAAAGAATCAATGGTTTAGTTATCTCATGGCAGATGAAAGAAGCCATTGAATTATATATTAAGACAAAAGGATTAGATAGTCTGATCCAGAAATAAAAAACAAACAAATGAGAGCAAAAGATTTGGAATTATATGAACAAGACCAATTAAACGACAAATTAAATTTAAAAGGAAAGAAAATGACTAAATTAAAAACAATCAACATCAAAGGAAAAAATTACGTTACTGTAAATGAACGTATTAAATATTTTAGAGAACATTTTACAGGATATTCTCTAACATCAGAAATAACACATATTAACGATTCTGGAGTGATTATTAAAGCAGAGCTTCGAGATCCTGAAGGTAATTTATTAGCAACAGGAATAGGACACGAAAAGCAGGGAAGTAGTTTTATTAATAAGACAAGCTTTATTGAGAATTGCGAGACATCAGCATGGGGTCGTTGTTTGGGTAACTTTGGAATTGGAATTGATGAAAGCGTTGCAAGTGCTGATGAGGTTGCTAATGCTATAAAAAATCAGTCATGATAGAGGGCTTTGAAGATCATACGCAACCTTTAACGGATTACGAAAGGGATATATTATTACCTGTTGTTGTTAAAGGGTTGAATCGAAAAGTAGGAGAGGAAAATTCTATTACTTCAAAAGAAATAATTAGAAAATTATCAGGATTAGGTTACAAAATATCTGGAGCAAGATTACGAAAAATAGTTAATCATATTAGGATCAAAGGATTAATTAAATGTTTAATGGCATCAAGTAAAGGATATTGGATTGAATCAGATGTTCAAAAAGTTATGGATTATATTCTATCTTTAGAGCAGAGAGCAGAATCGATCCAGAACGTAGCCGAATCATTGAAAGCTCAATTATATTATAATAATTAAAATTTAAAGAATGAAGAAAACAGACATTAAAGTAGGAACAGAATTTATATACAAAGGAAATAAGTATACAATTAATTCAATATCTCCAACAAGTGATATTTTAAAAGATAGTATAGATTATATTTTACATAATTTGTTTGGATATTGTGGAGGTATAACAAATATAACTGATAAAGGATTTCAATATTATACTGTTATTATGGGGGATTTATTCCAGAAAGAAATATTATTCAAAGATTGTGAAATAAATAAATAAAACAAAGATGAAAAAAGAACAATTATCATTTTCGGCATTAAGCAACTTTGCTAAAAGTCCGAATCATTTACTTGCCTATTGGCAGAAAGAAATAGAAGAAACTCCGGCTATGTTATTCGGATCAATGCTACATTGTATGATCTTACAACCTGAGTACTTTCCAGAAACTTATGCAATTTATGAAGGAACAAGGCGTGGGAAGGTTTGGGAATCTTTTAAGTCAGAGAATACAAAGAAAAAAATCGTTACAGATAAAGAGTATAATCATGCTTATAAAGTATTTAAAGAAGCTAAAAAGAATAAACTCTTTAGAGAGTTATTAATGAGAACAACGGAAACTGAAAAGCATATTAAATGGAATTGTGACGGACAAGATTATCATGGCTTTGTTGATATGATCGGAGATACTTTTATTGCTGATATAAAGACTACTACGGATGCAGGAGATAAATTTAAAAGGGATTTATTATATAATGATTATAAGATGCAGGGAGCTATGTATCTGGAGGCATTTGAGAATAAAGATTTTTATATTATAGCAATAGAGAAAGGAAGTCCATATAACGTACAAGTTTATAAATTAGGAGCTGAATTAATTAATAAAGGATTCAGTAAATATTTACATTTTAATGAGAAGTACAAACAATGGGATGGGATGCCAGAAAGCTATAATGAAGGAATTATTACAGTAGGTATGGACTTTGCAGAAATGGATCAAAAATTTTAAATAATGAAAGATAAAAATATAGAAGATGTTTTTTGTCCTGACAGGAATAAATTAAAAAGGAATAAAGACGGAAGCATGAGTATTAAAATTGTAGACGCTGAATTAGATGTAATAAAATGTAAATTTAATTTTGATGATTGTGTAAAAATTGATACAAAAGATTATACATATTTAACATTAAGCAGAAACAATTTATATAAAATAATTGATGCTTTAGAAGAAGCAGAAAACATATTTTGGGATGAATTTAACAATAAAAATAAATAATAATAAAATGGATTTAAAAATTAAAGGAACAATTAAACAGATCGGAAACAAACAAATATTTGATTCAGGATTTCAGAAAGTAGAATTTATATTAACTACGGATGATAAATATCCTCAAGACATAAAATTTGAAAGCTTAAAAGATGATGCAGATAATTTTATAAAATATAATCATGTAGGGGATGCCGTTGAAGTATCATTTAATATTAGAGGTAATGAATATAAAGAGAAGTATTATGTTAATCTACAAGCATGGAAGGTCTTTAAAACAGAAGTTGATAAGATTGACGAATCTCTGGAGAAAAAAGAAGAGGAGAGTGATGATCTACCTTTCTGAATAAATTACTTTACTAATAATGGATGGTATATAGTAGATGAAAAAAAATAAAAAATATCTATCAGAAGAACAAAAAGAGAACATTGATTTATTAGTATTAAAAGGACATACATTACAGGGCATAGCTGATTTATATAAATGTAGTTATGCTCTGGTTGTTAAACATTTTAGAATCATGAAAAGCAATAAAATTAGAGTTGAAAGAATAACATTATTTGGTAAAAATGAATCGTATTACAATAAAGAAGAGGACTACGGAAAATTACCTAAATATTGTTATAATGATCTTTCAGAACAAGAAAAGAAGATTTATAAAAAATTATTATAATTTTATACAAACAAACAAACAAAGAAAAGAATGAGCATACAATTACCATGGTATAAATTTTACCCAACAGAATGGCTTTTCGGTCGAATAAGTCACGAATCTCCAAAAATTCAAATATCCTTTTTAAAAACCTGTTGCTTCTATTGGCAGAGAGGTTGTGATATGGATATTGATTATTTATTACTTTATGTAGATAAAGAAATCATTACGGAGCTTCATAAAAAGAATTACATTATTTATAATAAAAAGAGTAATAAAATCAGGATTAAATTCTTAGATGAACAGAGCAAAGAAAGGAAACAAAAGAATAGTAAAAAGATTGAAGCAGGAAGAAAAGGAGGTTTGAAATCTGCATCAATGAGAAAGAAAAAAACCTACGAAGATTATATACAAGAAGCTATGAAGCATGATGATCCTGCTCAATGTTTAAACAGAGATGTAGCTGAGATATTAATTAACGGAAAGATAAAGAGAGGAGAGATAACATTATGAGCATTTTAAAGAGAGGTTACGGACAGGAAAGCTTATACGATTATCATGAAGGGAAAATAAAAAAAGGATTAGACATTGGATTGGAGGACTTCGATAAACATCTGAGATTCAAACAAGGACAATTCGTTATGATAAATGGATTAGATAATGTAGGAAAGACTTTATTTATTGTATGGTATTTTTTATGCTTATCTATGAAACATGGCTTAAAATGGTGTATCTGGAGTGGAGAGAATGAAGCATGGCAGATCAAAAGAGATTTAATGTCAATGTACGAGGGCGTAAAATTCAATGAAATAGATATTAAAAGAATTACTGTATTAATGGATTATATTGATAATTGGTTTCTGTTTGTAGATAACAGGAATCTATATAGTCATAAAGAGATACTAAAATTATTCAAATCTCAGGAGGTTAACGGATGCTTGATTGATCCTTTTACAGGCATGAATCATGATAGAAAAATTAATCAGTTTGAAAGGAATTATCAATTTTGTAACGATGTTAGGGAGTTTTGTAATAAAACAGGAAAAACAGTTTATGTTAATACCCATCCTCAGACAGAAGCATCCAGAAGAGTATATGCTAATGACCATACTTTAAAAGGATTTGTGCAACCGCCTAAAAAATCAGATACAGAAGGTGGTCAGAGCTTTGCGAATCGATGTGATGACTTCATTACAATTCACAGGATGACTAACCACCCTGAAATGTGGATGTTAACAGAAGTCCATGTTAGGAAAGTAAAAGACAAAGAAACCGGAGGAGATATTACATTTTTAGATAGCCCTTTGAGATTAGACTATAATTCTGGATTAGGATTTACATTAGGAGGTCAAAACCCATTAAAAGCATTAAGATGAAAGTTACAGACAAAATAGAAATAACTTGTGAAGATAATATGCAGTTAATGGCAAGGTTTAAGGATAACCACTTTGACTTGGCTATTGTAGACCCACCTTATGGTATAAAAAGAGATGGGCATAAAGGAACTGAATGTAAAAATAAAAAGCACAATTGGAAAAAACACGAGTTTAGAGATTGGGATAACTCAACACCTAATAAAGATTATTTTAATGAACTATTTAGAGTTTCAAAAAATCAAATTATTTGGGGTGCTAATTACTTTGTTAGGTATTTAAGAGATGCAAAAATGGGTTGGATTTTTTGGTATAAAGGTCAAGAGGGTTTAACTATGAGTGATGGTGAAATTGCTTATTCTTCTTTTCAAAGAGCAACAAGGCAAGTAAATATCAATAGAAGTTTTATAGCTAAAAACGGAGGTAGCATACACCCAACTCAAAAACCTATTCAGCTTTATGAATGGTTATTAATGAATTATGCTAAAGAAGGTGATAAAATACTTGACACTCATTTAGGTAGTGGAAGCATAGCAATAGCTTGTCACAATTTAAAATATGATTTAACTGCTTGTGAACTTGACAAAGAATATTATGAAGCAAGTATAAAAAGAATAAAAAACCATATATCACAACAAAGACTATTTTAATATGATAGAGCCAAACTTACAAATAATAGAAGCAAAGAATAATATTACAAAGTTGATATATACAATTAAATTGAAATATCAAAAGAAAGATGGGAGCTATGACATTCCAGAGAAGAGCTTAGAAACTGTAAAAGATTTAAAAGAAACTATTGAATTAATCAATTTTTTATACGATTTTATAAGGGAGCAAAGAGATCAGATCAATAAAGAAAAGATACAGAATTTAAAAAGCTTTAAGGAAATAGCAGAATTAAAAAATAAAATAACATCATTAAAAAGACAGATTGAATTATGACAGGAGTAATTGTAATAACATTATTTGCATTAATTGTAATGACATTATATTATTTAACTCGTGACTGAAATATATATTTACATATCATTAGGTTATATAATTTGCTTTGTGTTTGGTGTATTAGCAGGAATGAAAGTAAACGAATAATTTGGTAATAAATGACAATCACAAACGAAGATAATATGGAACTAATGGCAAGGTATGAAGATAACTACT